TCGAGAGTGCGTGAATACAATACCTTCGGGGAATAAACGCACACTACATGAATGACACCTCTCGACACAATCCATTGTTCTTTGTTAATGGTTTATGAAGCATCACAAGCGTTACAAAGCAACGCCGTGTGGGATTATTTAGTGTTGAATGGCTTGTGATCGAATGTAGCGCCAAATACATTCGATTGGCTTTGAACATGGTTACTACTGGAATAAGTCAATGGGGTGTGGCAATGTCACATCCCATTTTTTGTGTCAACTCACATTACGTTACAGGAATGGAAACGTTACAACCAGTCCCCAGCACAAACATCCCACCCGTGGTAGAATTACAACCACCCGCCCCCAATCACAAGTGCCCAACCAATCTGATTACAACGAAGACACGAATGAAGATACAACACAGTATGACTTTGAATACAATGACGCTGAAGATGAATCACAAGATGATGCTACTGTTGATGTCAATCCTTTTGGTTTTGATAGTGATGACAATACCCAAGAAGAAGTTATTCTCGCGCCCACTAACTCCTCCCCCACAACCAAAACACATTCCTGGCTATACAGGTCACAGTACGCCCCTCTTGAATCTGAACGAGAATTTCAATTCCTACAATCCTTCCTAGAACTGGGAGGGGGTCGATCAATACAATATATCTCGCAGATACTCAATATACAAGAATCAACCATCTACAAGATTTATTGCAAGAACAATTGGAAGCTACGTGCTGCTGATTACGACAGGTACATGCTATCCCAGAAGATCAAGCTGTCCCAGGATGCAAGACAACAGGAACACTTAATGCAACTGGAGAGGTATCGCCAGGAACAAGAAGCAATTGGTCGGCAGCTAAGTATGAATGCAGCAAAGATTGCACAACTTGCCAATGCCACCTTGAATACAATGCTGGACAATGCAGAAAACATTACAGTACGGGACATGCCATCAATGTTAAACGCTGCTGCCAAGTTAGCTGACATCGGGAAGCAATTACAATCTACCGCACTTGGTGTCGATCAACTGTTAGTTGCATTGGAGGAGTCCGAGGTTGAATAGCAACGAGTATTGCATTACATTGCAACGGCTGTCAAGTTGCATTACAACGTTGTGCGTGGTCGCATTGCAACCATAGGGATTGCCGTACAGGCCATAAATAATAATAAGCAACTCCCGAGATCGACTGCGCCGCAATGGATCTCAAACCGGGAATTTGACAATCCCATGGCGAGAACCCCAGTCCACGACAGGGTTTTACAAAACTCGTTTACAATTCGGGGCCGCCCGGAACCCATCCCAAATTTCTACAAAATGCAACTAACTACAAGCCTTGGTACGTTACCTCCATGGAGTGCAAGACTGCTTAAAATACTTCGCAACAGGGGTGATCTCAATCTTTCGATGACATCATTTGCAATACTTGCCACGCTTATTGACGTTTCTTATTGCAAGATGTTGATACATTACAATCTGGTGGAATTCGCAGAAGAAACCATCATTCATGAAAGAACAATGCGGCGAGCAATACAAGACCTGCGTGAACTTGATCTCATTCGCATGGTAGATTACAAAGAGAAAAAATACATTATTGTCGATCCCTTGCTTGCAAACCCTGGCACCAAGCAACAGAGAACCCACAAGATACAAGTTTGGAATAACGCCATTCAATACAAGCGCATTCGCAACACTGATCTGGGCCATTCATGACAAGCCCCAGGCCCATTCATAACAAGCCATTCACGCATTCATTACATTACAACGCCATTCACATTACATCGCAACGCCATTCATTACAGGCGATTGCGCCATTCATTACATCGCAACGCCATTCATAATACATTACAACGCCATTCATTACATTACGCCATTTACCTTATTGCATTACGCTTGCGCCACGTTACGTTACGCCCGTTCCGTGCTACAATACAACAAGTACGCCTTACAATACAACGAATGCACGTTACAATACAACGCCCCGGTGCATTACAATACAGCTGCAGTTACATTACAATGCACAGCCTTCTACATTACATTACGATCGAATTACAATACATTGCAATCGCTGTTTGTTACATAGCAATTGCTGATAGATAACAATACATAGCAGATGCTAAACACAATGATACATTGCAATCGCTAAATACAACAAACCCAACCGATGCAAGATAGGGTGCCGGCGCTGATGCAAACCGCGCCAGGTGTTAGTTACATCGACCTGCCGGTTCCCCACAATTCCCGCGTTTTTATCTGTATGGCACGGCTGCTAGCACGTTCCCGCAACGGCTAAAAACGAATGTTTTTTGCGGTTCACCGTCCTACAACGTGGCGAGACTGTTACGGTTTGCAAACCGGTTTAGCCTGTAGGTTGCGTGGCAGGCAGGGGGTTGTATGATTCCTGCAACGGGACAAACCTCTACCAGTCCCGCCTACCGGAAAAAACCGTGCCCAACAATCGCAAGAACAACGGCCGCTCCTTCAACTACGTCAAGGATGCCGCTGCTGCTGCTGATCGGATCGCCGCTGCTGCTGCTGCTGTGGCCGCTGATCCTGACGCTGCTACCGCTGTGGCCGCTGCTGCTGACGCCGCCGCTGCTGCTGCTGTGGCCGTGGCTGACGCTATGGCGACCGGCGACCTTACTGCTGCTGCTGCTGCTGCTGCTGACGCCGTGGCCGCTGCTGATTCTGCTGAGAGGATCGCCGCAAGTGTGGCCGCTGCTGACGCGGCAGAGGACGCCGCTGTGGCAGAGGACGCCGCTGTGGCAGAGGATGCCGACGATCCGGTAATGCTGGAGCTTGATACGCTCCTAGCGTCAATGGCGGCCCCCCTGCCCCCCCTGCCGACCGTTGAGAAGGGTTCACGTACCGTCAAGCCCGGACAGCCTGTCTGGGAGCCTGATGCGATCACGCGCGCCGCAATGGAGCGCGCTGGCTGGGGAATCAGTGAGAAGATCAATACTGGTTACAGTCCGCGTGACATTGATGCTCTGACGCGTCCAATCATCACATCGATCAGTGCCAATGAAAAGCGCGGTAAATTGCAGAAACATGCCCTGCTTAATTGGGTTACAGCTCAAACGAACTTGACCAGTAAGGGTGGCAGTGCCAGGGTTGTATCACTGGCAGCATATATGATCCAACACAAAGATACGTTTAAGGGCGTGGCACGGTTTAATACGTTGGAGGGCACTCTTAATGCTCTCGCAGATTACTGCGGCAGGGTAGTCCTTCGCCGTGGCGATGTTATCACATTTTCCAACAAGCAGGAGGAGAATCGCAAGCGCTGATTAACAGTAACGGCGGCCCCTTTAATACAATCAAGGGGCCGCTACATTGCAATACATCGAAGCAGAGGTTACGATGCAATAAGGAATGGGTTACAATTTAGCCGGGGTGGGTTACATTTTGCGCGGAACGGCGGCGACCACCCACTCCCAAATTTTTTTCCCGTTTTCAACGGGCCCACCACCAAATTTTTTTTCCATTTTCACCAAACCCACCCCTAGATTTTTTTTCCAATTTCACCAAGCCCACCACCAAATTTTTTTCCCAATTTCAACGACCACAATTTTTTTCCCATTTTCAACAAATCCTTCCCAACCACAATATATTTTCACCACACCATATAACAACAAGTCCTTGCCACCAAATTTTTTTCCAAAAAAATCCCCCGGATCTCACCCCGAGGGAAGTGTCCTCCAAGAACGTGACTAGGGTAGCACGGGTTCCTTGATCTGTCGAACAATAAGTGGTGCTGGATGAACCGTCAAGATTGTTGCAGGCTTACTATCCAGACCACGTTCGCACATACCATTGGCATCCATGAAAACAGATATAACCTCTCCAGCGCTGACATGGCACGAGATTGCCTTGTCAATGAAATTTCCACTGGCATCAAAGACATAGCATGGCCCCCATCTTTCATTTGACTCGTGGGCATCAACATGACGATCAATGGGCCAGCCGTCAGGAACAATGAAATCAGCCATGGTGCAGTTGGATCATTGCATCAGTTACTGTAAACAGCATAGCAATGACAGCAGATGCAACAACGATGGTGATTGCGGTGATTTCGGCCTTTGTCATGGCAGCCAAGCAACGGTGATATTGTATCCCACTGTTCTTTTCCTTGTCAATGCTTTAAGATTCCGACAGAGGGTTGACACGAATGCCGATCAAGGCAAAGGCGACACGATATGCGGACCAGGCATCGCTGCGCGGATTGGGGCTACTGGCAGATCAAGCGATCTTGAATCGGCTATCGAAGCGAACGAAATCGAGACTGGATGGCGAGGATCTTGAATCCAGGCTGGTTGCTGATTTACTGCCGTATCAGCGTGACTTTGTATGTGACTTTGATCACAAGTACGTTGGGTTCTGTGCGGGCTACGGTTCTGGTAAATCTTACAGTGCCGTAATAAAAGCAATTCTTCTTTGCTTGCGATCTCCTGGCTTCACGCATTTGTTTCTGGAGCCCACCGTTCCGCTAATCATGGACGTGGCGCTACCTACTTGGTTCCAGGTGCTGGAGAAATACTCGATCCCGTATGAGTTCCGCGCTTCTCCCCGCCCGAACATCATTCTGAAGATTCCCGGTGGTGACACTCCGATACTACAGCGGTCGCTTGAAAACTACCAACGTCTCGTCGGTGTCAATGCTGCTTCACTGGTAGCTGATGAAATTGACACGTCCAGGCATGACATTGCCGAGAAAGCAATGGTGAAGCTGCAGGGTCGCGTTCGTGTTGGTAACTGCCCACAAATTTGCACCGTGTCAACGCCTGAAGGCTTTGCATGGATGTATTCCTTCTACGTTAAAGAACCAGCTGACAACAAGAAGCTGTATAAAGGTAAGTCCCGCGAAAACCCATACCTTGATCCCGGTTTTATTGCTGACCTCGAATCTAAGTACCATCCGTCACTGATTAAGGCGTATCTCGAAGGTGAGTTCGTCAACCTTGAATCTGCCACTGTCTTCTACGAGTTCGATCGACAGAAGCATTCCACTGGTCTGTTTCATCCCGAAGCCGGTGAACGCATTGTGTTTGGCGCTGACTTCAACGTGGGTCAATGCCAATCCGTTTATGGTGTTGTCCGTCCTGGTCCTGGTGGTCAGCAGCTGCACTGTTTTGATGAAGCTCGTGTCCCTGATACCTTTGCGCTTGTTGCTCATCTGCAACGCAAATTCCCACGTCATCTGGCGAATGGCATGATCACCTGCTACCCGGACGCCAGCGGCAGCCACGGCTCGACTGCCTCGACCCAGAGCGACCACGACATCCTGCGGAATGCCGGCGTGCAGGTGGTGACGGAGCGCCGCAACCCGCCGATCGCGGAGACCCTGGCCCACACCAACCTCTACATCCACCGGAATTGCATTCTCGTCAATCCAACGACCTGTTACGACACCATTGCATCACTGGAGCAATGGGTGTATGACAGCAAGACGATGAAGCCGTTGAAGGGTGGTGCCACCGACCACTCCCATGCTGGTGATGCGTTCCGCTACCTCGTTTGGCAGGTATTCCCCAGGGCTGGTATGCGTGCTGGCTATGGCCCGCGTTGGAAGTAGCGCTATGATTGCGGCGCACCACAGCCACATCAATGAAGCCATCCACTCGCTACATGCAATTCAAGAAAGAAATTGGTGATATTTTACTTGAGTGCGGACAGTTTGAGACCTGCGAGCAAATCACCGATCTGATTGGCCAGCTTCGGCTTGTTGTCAATGACGTCGCCCACTATCGTTCTGTTGCGCTTTCATTTACCTGCCCAGAGCTTTATAGTAAGTTGATCACGGTTTGCATTGGCGTGATTGAAAGTGGAGAGATGACAATTTACTCAGTCATTGGCACGCTTGAAATGCTGATCACCATCTACTGTAATACCTTGAATGAAATCATCGCCAGGGGTAGTGCCGAATAAGGCTATAATGGTGGCAAAGTGATAAAACCATGATTGCCACGCCCAGCTCGCTGATTCTCGGGGCCGACGATAATCTCGATCCGTTTGAGCGTCGGTTCCCGGAACAGGAAACATTCCTGGAAGAGGTTGTAGATGCTGATTCCTACTCTCCCGAGCAAGCGCAGCAGATGACACGGCTGATGCCGATCAAATTCTGCACCTATCCCGAGTATTGGCTTGATGAAGCGGCGCCTGGAACGATTCCGCAAGATCATCGAGAGCACCCGGAGTCTTACAACGTCCGCAAAACCCGTGCACTGACGTGTTTCGAGCCGTATTATAGCCATCTTGTTGACCTGATTGTTGGTACAGCACTGCGAAAAGGGGTAATCCTTCCCCAGGACGTACCTCCGCAATGGGAAGAATTCTTCAAAAACGTCGATCTCCAGGGCAATGCCATCACTTCGTTCACTAAAGAGCTGTTCACGAAGGCTCTGAATGGTGGTGTTGCCGGCATTTGGTCTGAATATCCACGAATGCGCGACGGAATTACGTCCGCCGAGGAGATCATGCTGAATGCCAGGCCCTATTTTGTCATTATTCCGACTGATGATGTGCTTGATATTCGTGATGATCGTGGCCCGGTAACAATCAATGGGGTTACGAGGTACGATACTCGCGTTACATATCTGCGAATCAAGTCGGAAATTCGTCGCCCAAGCCTTGAAAACGAACATTTTGAGGAAGTTATTCCTACTGTCGTTGTTTACGATCTGATTCCGTACCAAAATCCTGGTAGCGATGTCGTTGAAGAGCGTGTTCGTTGCCGTATTTACGAAAAAGACACCGGAAACGAGAATGTCAACAGATATTTGCTTAATGAAGGCATGACAACCATCCTTTCGCTGTCATTTATTCCCTTCCGGCCCTGCTACGGCGGCAAAAAAGAGGCATTTTTCCGTGCCCGTCCACTTCTGTATGACGTTGCCCGCCTCAATCTGCACCACTGGGCCGTTTCTGCTGATCTTTCCGAGAACATTCACCTCAATGCGTCCACGATGCTGACCGGTACTGGCATCAGGCCGGATGAAGAGATTTTTTCTGGTGCTGGTCGTGCCTTGTTTAGCGCTAATCCAGATGCAAGGTTTGGAATGCTGTCTCCTGGCATGGAGGGTGCCGACACAACATTGAAAGAACTTGCACGGATTGAAGCCGCGATGGACAAGTTAGCTGCCGTGACGATGACACCTGGCAAAACACAGGTTGAATCAGGCTTTGCCAAGCTGCTCGATCGCTCTCAATCTGATTCGCAACTTGCTGTGCTGATCAGTTCACTGCAGGACTGCCTGAATGCAGCGTTGATGTACGCCTCCGCCTACCGCAACTACCCACCGATTGAAATTACGATTAGCAAGAACTTCATTCCCGTCAAGCTTCATAGCCAGCAAGTCATGGCATACAGCAGCTTGTTCAAGGATTCCAATGCTATTCCCATTGGCACATTTCTTGAAATGCTCGATGCTGGTGAGCTGTTTGAAGGCTTGCCGAACTTCAGCGTTAAGACACTGCTTGAAAAGATGGGCCTGGAGGGAAGCGAGACCGCAAAGGATCTCGGAATCGGCCCCAACAAGGAACAGCTTGCCCCGGAGCCCCCTGCAACAAACAACATGCAGAACACTATGGAGGAAGCTACTGGCAGAGCGCTGGAGGGCGAGAGCATGGAAGCGAGCGTCGAAAGCAGGGAATCCTGATCCCCGTTCGGTGCTACACTTCCAATAGTCACAACGCAAACTGTTCGTGCCTCCCGAATCCCAAGACCCCACCACCAACGACTCCAGCAACCTGACCATCGAGGAGCTGCAACGCAAGCTGGACGAACAGGCCATCAAGATCAAGAGTCTTGAGGGCACCAAGTCCGGCCTGCTTGCTGATCTACGGAAAAAGAAAACCGTTGAATCACTGATCAAGGCTGCTGGTATTGACTTGAATGCCGAGAACTTTGAAGATCAGGTGATCCAGGCTGTCACCGCTGTTCGCACCGGCACCACCGCCACTGGCACCCAGGAGACCCAGCAGCAGCCCTCTGGCCAGTCCAGCGGGGAAACTCCCAGCGAGGCGGTGGACTCGGCCCTGCGGGCGCAGCTGTCGGCCCTGCAGAACCAGATCAACCGCCTGACCGAGGAGAATGTGCAGAAAGATCAGATGGCGCAACGCGAAAAGCAACTGCGTCGCCAAAGCATTCTGCAATCCAAGGTTGTTCAGGAACTCGAAAGGGCCGATTGCCAGCGGCCGAGCCATGTCTACAAGCTGCTGCAAGATAAGTTTCATCTCCTCGATGATGATGAAACCGCTGTTTTTGGCTCCGAGGATGATCCGGTTACTCTTCGTGATGCTGCAACGAAGCTTCGTGAAGATGAGGAGTATTCAATTTACTTCCGAGGATCTGGCGCGAGTGGTTCTGGCCTGCCCGCCTCTCGCACTTCCGTTCCGATGTCCAACAATCCTTTCGCCGTTGGATCTGCAAACGCAACCGAAGCGGCAAGGATCATGACCGAAGATCCGAGCAAGGGTCGTCGTCTGATGCAAGATGCAAGGCTGGCCGGCAAGCTCGATCCGATCATTGGCCGTGCGCTCTCGGCGTCCTAAGATCGGAAGGGACTTGGGCTATGAGACCTCCGCGAGGGGGTCTTTTTTTTGTGCCTAGACTGGGCCAACCGCCGAAATACTATGCCACTGAAATCTGGTAAATCCAGCAAGGCAATGTCTTCCAACGTGAAGAAGCTGATGGATGAAGGCTATCCGCAAAAGCAAGCGATTGCCATTGCTTATTCCAAAGCCAGCAAGAGCAAGAAAAAGCCAAAAACCAAAAAGGGCGGAAAATGAAAAAGAACATTCCAACCGACAAAGCTCTTTACGCAAGGGTTAAGGCCGAGGCAAAAAGAAAGTTCAAGGTTTATCCAAGTGCCTATGCAAATGGATGGCTTGTTCGTGAGTACAAGAGGCGTGGCGGTGGCTATAAAACCCAGGAGGTAAAGAGTGGCAAAAAGTAAAAAGCCAAGGGGCGGCTTGGGCCGTTGGTTTGCTGAAAAGTGGATTGACGTCAAGACTGGCAAGCCCTGTGGCAGACAGGAGGGTGAAAAGCGTAAAGGGTATCCGGCCTGCCGACCATCAAAGCGGGTATCCTCCGAAACACCAAAGACTTCAGGCGAGCTTTCCAAGAAAGAAAAAGATAAGTTCAAGAGAGAGAAGACAAGCTCAAAGAGAATTGGCTATCAACACAAAAGGAAGAAGCGCTCCTAGCGGCAATGGCTAAAATTACAACTGAAGCTATTTGTGGATGATCAGAGATGGCGGCAACACCTGAGCGGGTCAAAAGCACCATGAAGAGGCTTGGCCTTTCTGGTGTCAACAAGCCTAAGCGGACTCCAAGTCACGACAAAAAATCTCATGTCGTGATGGCAAAAGAAGGCGATACCTATAAGCTAATTCGTTTTGGCCAGCAGGGTGTGCAGGGCGCTGGCAGCAATCCAAGTTCCGCAAGTGAAAAAGCCAGGCAGCGATCTTTCAAAGCTCGCCATGCCAAAAACATTAAAAAAGGAAAGCTGTCGGCTGCCTATTGGGCTGATAAGGTAAAATGGATTGTTGTGGCTACCCTGATTTCAAGCTCTATCTGCTGATTGACAATGGGAAAACTGTTTCGTGGGCAGATTGACATCTCGATGTTTCTGCCGATGGTCATTGGCATGATCTATGCGGGTACTGGTGGCTGGAGTGAATCCAGATGGACGGCTGCGCTGGCAATCATGGGCCTCGGGCCTGCGGCTCGCATTGGCTACGAGCGTGGCTACTGGACCGAAAACCCGGAGATTAGCCGATCCGTGCAATCGCGTGAACTTGTAGTGGATGCCCCAAAGCCCGCTACCAGGGCTCGCACACAATCCACCAAGCGTCCTGTAGCAAAGTGACAATGGAGCAATTTCGTGCAGTGAGTTCCCAGAACCCGCTGGTATTGGATATTTTGAGGGCGCTTGGAGTTGAAAACTACGAAACCGTAACATCGTTTTCAATTAACTTTGTTGCGGGAGAAGTTGCAACGGTCGATGTTTCCTACATGCCAAGCGAAAAGCAAATTGAAGAATTGAAGAAAGAGCTTGTTCAAAGACGATATAGCCTACTGGAGATAGTCCAACCGGAGACTGTCGCTAACATGGAAGACGGAACGTTCCATTCCAGCCATGGCCCTCAAAACTGATCGCAATGTCATCGCTCGTCAGATCACGACCGAAGTTGACGAAGTTCTGACTGCAATTCGTATTGCTACGGATTCCGTGAAGAACTGGACTTTCGTGCTTCCCGATGCTTTCACCGAAGCTCAACTGAATTCGCTGTTTGCCCAGGCTCCTACCGTCACTGGTACCAAAACCATTACCGCCAGTGGCTGTGCTGGTTGGGCTGCTCTCGATGCTGGCGAAAAGGCTGTGCTGACTGGTAAGGGCTATACCCTGAACTGATCACACGATCTTGCAATGTACGCCGGGGATAACACCCCGGCTTTTGTTTGTTTCTCCGTAGCCAGTGGCTATCATCTAGGCAATGAGGCCGTGCCTCGCAGCAGGATCGCTAGGCGGTCCAGCAGCAGTGCTGTGAAGCTGAACCGTCTAGCGGTCGTACCGCAACCCCTCGTACACTCGCATTAAGGACAATGCTGCTCGCAGGCGTTCCTTTTATCCCCACTCTCTTTCTTGAGTACCAACAGGAAGAAATCCAGGATCGCAATGCCCTGGTTTCCTCCGGCCTCATGGTGACGAACTCTGCTATCCAGGCTGAGTTTGCCAAAGGCGGCAAGACGATCGACCTTCCTTTCTTCGGTGATCTCTCGGGTGATTCGGAGATCCTGAGCGATACATCTGGCCTGAGCCCCGCCACCCTGACCGGTGACGTGCAGACCGGTGTTCGCAACATGCGTGGCCGCGCCTGGAAGGCCAGCGATCTCGCTGGTGAGCTTTCTGGTGCTGACCCGATGCAGGCCACTGCTCGTCGCACCGGTCAATACTGGGTGCGTGACATGCAGAAGACTGCGATCAACATCATGCAGGGTCTGTTCAATACCGGCGGCCCTCTGGCCAGTAGTCACGCTGTTGGCGGCACCTCTACTCAGCTTTCGCAAAGCGCGATGGTTGATGGTATCGCCAAGCTGGGCGACGCGGGCCAGGAGCTGACCGGCATCATGATGCGTAGTGAGGTTTACTACGCGCTGATGAAGATGGACCTCATCATTCCGGCGTCTACCACATCGCAGCTCGACAGCCGCCTGTCCGCGCAGCGCCTGGAACTTGGCACCTATCTCGGTCGCCCAGTGTTCGTTGACAACACACTTCCGTATGACGCTGGTGCTGGTACCGGTGGTGCCGATGTCCATCACACCTACTTCTTCGGCCCTGGCGCTTTTGCCTATGCAAATGCTCCCGCCAAGAACCCGCTCGAAACCGATCGGGACAAGCTGATGGGTATCGACTACCTGATCAACCGCACCCACTACATGATTCACCCGAACGGGATTAGCTGGGTCGGTAACGCTGCCGGTAACGCCCCTACCAACGCTGAACTTTCTACCGGTTCCAACTGGCAGAAAGTGTTCACCGACAACCGCAACATCCGCATCACCCGCCTTCGTTGCTACGTCTGATCACTTCTAGTTGATCGAGTGATTAAGCCCTCCTGCAATGGGGGGCTTTTTCATGGCTAGCATTGGTTTGGCGGCTTTCCGCCGCACAACAGCATGAGCCATGACCTCGGCAACCGTAATTCCAGCTACTTATGCGTTGGTTATTCCGCAAAAGGCGACGTTGCGGGAAGAGTTTGAATTTCCGTTTTCCGGCAGCGGCAAAACGGTTGTTGCCCAAGTTTGGTCTAGTGGCTGCGAGCCAAGGGAGCTTTTATTTCAGTTGACGGTTGTTGTGACACAGCTTACGCCGACCCTGAAGGTAAGGCTTGAGGCCCCGTGGACTGTAACGAAGACAGTTACAAAAGATGCTGCCTGGGATTTGCTTATCATCAATTCGGATGGCACCAGGGATCATTACTTGCGTGGTCCCGCTCCTCTTGACGAGCGCTCAACAGAGGCACTGCCATGACCGAGCCATCAATCAGCGTATCTGGGGCAATCCGTCCGATTATCAATGTTGTCGAGGACGGCGGCGTTAGAATTGTGAAAATCCTCGTCCCTGGTCCCCCAGGCCCATCAGCTCCAACCTACATCCACACACAGACATCTCCATCTACAACGTGGACAATTTCCCACAATCTTGGTCTCAAGCCAAGTGTTGAGCTTCTGAATACAGCAAGCCAGGAAATTGATGGTGACGTCTTTCACCTTTCCGATAACGTCACCGTTGTCAACTTCAACATTCCCGTCGCTGGCCTCGCAAGGCTTACCTGATCATGGCTCGTCCCATTTACGTCGATCTTGACCTGCTGAGCGCTAGCAGGATTCTGAACCTGCCGGATGCCACTGATCCGCAGGAGCCCGCAACCCTTGCGCAGGTTCGGACGTTTGTCGAGGGACTGGCCTGGAAGGATTCCGTACGTGTCAGCACGCAGGGAAACATCAACCTGTCTGCTCCTGGCGCCACGATCGACGGCATCAGCATGAGCAGTGGCGATCGGGTGCTGGTGCGACTGCAGACCAGCGAGCCAGGGAACGGGATTTACGTGTGGACCGGGGCCGCGACGCCAATGACGCGGGCACTGGATGCTTCGACGTTTGCCGAACTGGAAGCTGCGGTTGTCACCGTCGAAGAAGGTACGGATGGTGGCACGCAATGGCGGCAGACACAGGTAAACGGAACGATTGACAGCAGCAATGTTGTATGGACTGCGTTTGCTGCTGTGATCCCGCTGGCAAGCGAGACGACCGCCGGCCGAATCGAAATCGCCACGCAAGCCGAAACTGATGTTGGTACGGACGATCAGCGGGCTATCACGCCGCTGAAGCTAACGACTTGGAGTGGCAAGACGAAGCGCTATACAAGTGATATTGGCGACGGCTCGGCTACCAGTTTCACGCTGACGCACAACCTTGGCACTCGGGCGCTACAGGTGGCGATCTACAGGAACTCGGGAAATTACGACCAGATTGAAGCCGAGGTGCGTCATACCAGCACGTCAGCGCTGACGCTGCTGTTCACTTTGGCGCCGACTTCCAACCAGTTTACTGCTGTGGTGACTGGCTGATGGCAAAAGAGTTCCACGCCGACGTTGACCTGAAGGGTGCCCTGCTGCTTGGTGGTAGTGCCGGCATTCCTGGGCAGATCCCATACTCAGCGGGGCCTGGGGCGCCTGCCGTGTGGGACGACCCGCCGGCTGGTGGTACGGGCAGTGTCACGATTGCCGCCAGCGCCGCTGATGTGCTGTCAGCTATTGCCGGTGAGATCAGTGCAGATGATCCTGGCGCCGATCGACTGGCGTTCTGGGATGATAGCGCTGGCAAGTTGACATATCTGGAAGTAGGTAGTGGGCTAAGCATTAGCGGCACCACGATAACTGCAACGGGCGGTAGCGCTGGCATGAGCAGCCTTGCTGCCTCTTTAGTGTTTTAACATGGCCAACCCCAACATCAACAGCAGCACCATTCCCGTGTATGCCGGCAGTGAAGGTTATGCCGTCACCACGTCAATGACGGCATTCGTCAGCAACAGCAGCAACAGCAACACGGTGGTCCACATCACGAATCTGATGGTGGCCAACGTAGATGGCGTCAACGCGGCAGACATTACCGTGGAACTGTTCAACGGCACCACTGGATACAGCTACTGCAAGACGTTGACGGTGCCGGCTGACGCAACGCAGGTTGTGCTTGCCCGCAACGGCGAAGTCTTTCTGAAAGAGGGCTACAGCTTGCGTGCTCAGGCCAGCGCCGCTGGTGATCTTGAAATTACTTGGACTGAAAAGAGGATGGGCTAATGAGACTCGGATTGATGGGTAGGCAGGTTGATCTCACCAGGACTTCTGGCATCTATTCCATGGATGACGGGCTGCGATATGCCTCAAGTGCTCAAGGTCGCGCACCGATGACCGCCTATGCCTATGACGTCAACAACATCACTGGCATCTCTGGCACGATCCGGCAAGTGGTTTATGGCAAGCAGGGCACTCGCGCTTACGTCACGGTACTTGGTGGCACCAGGACGACGGCAGCGGTCCATCAGCTCAATCTCGGCGCCCCTTACGACCTGGCTAGTCGTACCAACCCCAGTAAATCTATTGTGCTGGGCGATTGGATGCTAAACTGCAATACCGTAACTTTTAACGCGGCTGGAACAAAGTTATATGCTGGTGGATATAACGCGGCGGCAGCCGTGGATGAGCGACTTGTAGAGTTTGACTTATCAACGGCGTGGGAGCTAGACAGCGCTACGCCTCTGGTGAAAAAACTATATGTAGGCGGCGAAGAAGCGCTACCGCAGGGATTTACTTTCAAGCCTGATGGGACTCGTCTGTTCGTGATTGGGACAAGCGGGGATGACATAAATCAATACAACCTTTCGACAGCCTGGGATATATCGTCGGCATCCTTTCAGGGATCCGCAAGCGTAGCAACACAGGCAACTACACCGGTAAAAGTGAGGTTCAACGCCGACGGCACCAAGCTCTTTGTGCTTAACAGCGGAAACGATACAATCTACCAATACAGCGTGAGCCCTGCGTACACAACTACAACGGGAGCACTCACTTATGATAACGTTAGCTATAGTGTGTCAACCCAAGAGGCTACTCCACTCGGATTCGACTTTGGGAACTCAGGCAACGATCTATATGTTGTCGGGCCAACTGGCGACAACATAGTGCGTTACGCCCTTGGCAGTGCCTACAGTTTGGCCAGTGTAACGTTTACGTCAGAATCAAGTGGTCTCGGTGATACGGCACCTAATTCTGTTTTTTTCAAGGACGGAACTAGGCTGTATGCAGCAGGGAACACCGCAGGAACGATCAGAACGTTCAACCTAACCGGTAGCGCATGGGACACCGGTAGCACTAACTTAAGTCTTCAGTCTGCACAGGGGCCTTTCTTTTCTGCAGATGGCCTTCGCGATTTGTATATTGGCGATTCTGGGACAAAACTTTACTGGTTGGATGATACTCGGCTTTGCGTCTACCAGGCGACACTTGGTACGGCTTGGGACATCAGTACGGTTGAGGGGATGGCTCTTGGTATATCTCGTTTGCGATACGACTCGATTATGCTTGCGAACGGCGATACCAGCCTGTTTATAGCTGATGCTTCTTCAAACTTATACCGATATACCCTGAGCACTGCAGGGCGATTACATACCGCAGGATCAGAGCAGTCGCAGGCAATGGGTGTAGGGGCGATTAACGGCATTGATTTATCACCGGATGGTCGCAAGCTTTACGCAGTCGGAACAAACTCATACTCAGTATTCAGGCTTTCATTGTCACCAGCATTCAGCTTAACGGGTTCGACTACAGACGGATATATTAGCGCTGGGGGCGATGTTGGCACAAGTGCCCAGACTGTTCCCGATTTCAGCGGGGTTGCTGTAACTCCAGATGCTACGGCTATTGAGGCTTGGTGTAGCACTGGTGGCACCGTCGCCCAACACCGTTGGAGGCTCAGGTTCTGATGCTGTACTCGCTAAATGGCGCTCGTCCCGTTCCGTTGCCTTTCCGCATTCACGTCAACGGCACGACTCGCACTGATCCATCGAGCTTCACGGCCGAGGAGATCGCCGCCGCCGGCTTCACTGGTCCGTTCATCGAGCCACCGTATGACCCGGCGACCCAGAGCCTGGACTGGATCGACGGCGCCTATGTGGTAGTCGATTTACCGCCACCGGAGCCTCAGCCGCAGTGGGTCGAGTTCAGTGCAACCCTGATGGGCGATCAGCAGGTGAAGGTCATGCTGATCCAGCTTGTTGCAGAGGATCCCGGCTGCTTCGGTGGCCTGATTGCCGGCCTTAACGAAGCTGCTAAAGGGGATTCAAGGGTATTTTTTGGATCCTGGGATTACGCAAGGCAAAACGGTTTCATCTCAGACACACTTGCTGAAAGCGTTTCTGTAATGGCAGCAGCCTTTAACTTGCCGGAGGTGTTTGTTTCCGCTTTGTTTCAGGAGGACCAATGATCGAAGGATTGGTCGAGTTATTGCGATAACCGCATCTTCTCTTGATGTTGCTGCGGTAGCTCGGCCAATTACGATGTCCATTGAAACCCGGAGTGCCCGCAATGACGAGCGGATCGGAGAGCTTTCCGGGGGCGACCGGTGGAGCGGAGAGCCTGGATACCCGACTGGGACGACTGGAGGGGCTGCTGCACGGCCTGCAGACGACGCTACTTTCAAGCCAGACAACGGTAACAAACTTTCTGACAAAACTCAGCGACTTGGAAAAAAGGCAGGTTGAGCTTGAGCGTCAGATGGTTACATCCGATGACATTAAGGAGATGACCAAGCGAAGCTCCGAAGATATGCGCGAGCTTACAAAAAGGGTTGAAGGACTCACCGCATCTGAAAATAGGTCAGAGGGGCAGAGGAGTCAAGCGCAATGGGCTGTTCCTGTTATTGCACAGTGGGGCACTCTTTTGGTTGCATTGCTTGCCTTGATTAGCAGTCAATTCAACCGGCAGGAAATTGAGCATAAAATTATCCCTGGGATTGAGCGACAGAAGTAATACTCGTCCCTGGTATAATGTGACATGACTGCCGATGGCAGCAATTCTTACTACCAGGAGTGTTGATCATGGGAGCAGCTTCCTTCCGAATGGCCAGGGAGCGGGAAGCCGCCAGACTGGCCGCAGAGGCCGCCGCAGCCACCCCTGAGCAGCCCGGCCAGGCTGCTGAGGTCGACGAGCCGGCAGAGGCCGCTCCCGAGCCCACTGCGGCCCCCGTGGCCAAGCCCAAGCCCAAGACCGCAACTCGATGACACGTCATGGCCTTTGTATCTACTCTTGGTGCCAGTGATGCAAACTCGTACCTGAGTGTTGCAAGGGCCACCTCACTGCTTGGTGATCTTCCTGCAAGCACCGGTGTTACAGCTTGGCTTGCTCTAACAACCGAAGAAAAGGAGCAGACGCTGGTTGCTGCAACGATGGCTGTCAATTCCCTTCACTGGAAGGGCCGGCCCGTTTCATCGACACAAAGCCTTGCGTGGCCCAGAGTTGTATCAGCCGATTACTACAACGTCTCGACTGAAGAGCTTCCGATTGATTTTCAGATCGGTGTTGC